CTACTTGCCTGCCTTGTCGTATTGCAACACTGAGGTCAGCAAGGACATTACGCCAGCAAGCGCGGCGATACCAGCGACCTGCAACCAGTCAACGTCAACAACGTTTAGTACTTGTGAGCCTGTGATAACAGCGATAGCTGTCTGTGCCACTGTTTTTAAACAGCGCTCGACAGAATAGTTTAAATAATCTTTTAGTTTATCCATCGTGGTTTATCTTCCTATCTTCGTACACACTGCCAGCTATGTAACTGGTCAAAATGAGGGTTATTAGGGCGACGCCGCCTGTAATGAGGTCACGAGTACCTGAGTCATTATTTAACAGCGTGGCAATACTGCCAGCAATTAACATAAAGGCACCAAGACAAAACGCGACAAAAATGTAGCGTCGTCTAATCTTCCACGAGGTCTTCATATTGCAACTCCTAAAATCCAAGGCACTATAGCGGCTATGAGCCCACAGGCTCCCACTATCCAGCCCATTCTCATCTCGAGCTTACGTATGCGACTTTCATGGTCTTGTATGTGCGCCTCAGAGTCTGGTAACTCCGCTGAGATACGCTCGACCATCGACTGTATTTTTTGTAATTGTACGTACAAGTCTCGCACGGTGACCCTAACTACTGTATTTTCATTATTGTCAGTCATTAGCATGGACTCTCTGGTTTTTGTGCCATTTCTCGTCATTTAGGCTACGTTGTAGTGCCGTATATGTAATACGGCCCCATCGGCCATCTACTTTTAGTTCGTATCCCCAAGCTTTGAGCTGTGCCTGGACGCCTCTCCTAGTTTGAGGACCTAGCACGCCGTCAACTGTCAGGTTTAGCGAGCGCTGTATTGCTTCATAGGTAAATCGGCCTGGTCTACCGTCCACACGCCCCTTGTAGTGCCCTGCAGAGGCTAATTGTGTCTGCCACGCTCTCCAAGTATTTCTACCCATACGACCATCGACACGGAGCGCTGGCTTTGCACCAAGATTATTTGCAACAAGATACGGCTGTGGGTCTACTTGTGTACCCCATTGACCGTACCGACCAGTCCTAACCTCAAAATGCAAATGCGGCCCTGTGCTAGCGCCAGTCGAGCCCGACGTGCCTAAAAATTGCCCTAAATCGACACGGTCACCTTTAGATAGCGGCGTGCGCTCACGTAAATGATAGTAGACGGTAAATAGTCGTGTACCATGCTCAATACGTAGGGTATGACCGCCACCCGACGTCGGTCCTGAATACCCTATATGGTGTACGACACCTGCGGCTGGAGCACGTATCTCGAACGTTCCACCGACGTCGATACCCCTGTGTAAAGTATAGGGTTTACCTGTTATTGGGTGAGTCCTGTAACCAAAACCACTACGTTGTTTTTTATCCTCAGGCCAAGGCTTCACTAGCCTCACGGGTTACGCCTCCAAGCCAAACGCGGCCTCTACCTCGTCAACGGTAAGACCAAGCGCCTCTAGTTTGGCAATAGCCGATAGTCGAGCCGTCTTTTTAACCTGCGCCTTTGCCTCAATTTCAGCCTCAACTTCAGGCCACAAAGAGTTTAACGTTTTTAGAGTAGGTTTAGGCGTTTCGCTCAGCCAAGTTAGACCTGCGTAGTCGTCACCGTTTAACGCCCACTCTGCGTCTGGGTAACGCTTTCTTAGTATCTGTGTAATGTCCATTACTCGCCTACCTCCATGACTGTTATGCTAGACGCCGTTCGCGCCGAGTACACCTGCGCCTCGTCGCCTGAGGACCTGTTAATATAAGCTGTCCCACCGTTTCCACGGTTTATTTGTAGGCCGTAAGTTAGCGCACTTGTTGATGACGGTGAATCAAGAAAAGATATTATCTTCGTATCTGTCTGTGTGCCGTTGTTTTCATAAGACATAAAACTTGCCTGTTGTTGGTTAGCCTTACCCGACGCGTCACCAACGTGGATAGCTGAGCCGTCACGAACGAGCTGGCCGATAACTGACGAACCTGCCGCATTACTTACGTTTGCGCTGACAATTACTAGAACTTTAGAGCTTGTAGCACTTGGTGTAATGCTTGCACTCAAGCCCGTCACGTCCACGTAGCTGGCGCTACTCGTCGAAAAAGTGTCTGTCTTGCTAGTAGAGACAACCTGTAAGACTTTACCGCCAGCGGCACCAAGAGCGCTCCAAGTTGTCGTCGTAGGGTCGTAACCCTCGAATAGGCTTAGCGTTGTGTTAAAACCAATATGAGGGAACACGCTAGTAGGTCTAGTGTCTGTAGACCACAGACTGACACGTGTGCCCATAAACTCACGTTTGTCAGTAATTGTAGATGGCGCTCCAGCGCTTGCCGGTACTAAAACAGTAGCTAGGGCAATTTCAAATGTGCCAGCGTCAGTTTGGACTAAGGCCGGTGCGGTTGGAGAACCTGCCGGTGTACCGTCTTTGACAGCCAAAACTATAGAGTTTGCGACTGGGTCGAGACGCAATACCACAAGGTCGAGACGTGGGTTACTACCGTCCGCTGTAGTCAATGATAAAGACTCAGTAGCTGTAGACACGTAAAAATGCCCTCGCACCATTGCCTGACCTAAAGCTACATTGACGGCTAACCCTGTGCCAGCGGTTACCTTCAGCTCAGTGCCATTGTAAGTGCCGTTTACGCCGCCTTGAAAAGTACGGAATAACTGACTGTATTGCGTTTCTGTTGTGTCGATTCCCTCAAATGGAAAACTACTTTGTGCCATAGATAAACTCCCTGGTTAAGTATTACTGGATTATATAAGTGCCTGAAATGTCAAAATCGTCTGACGTAGTAAGCGTAACTGGCTCGCCTTGCTCAAACGCAAAGTCGTACAGCCGGTTACCATGTTGGTCTGTCGTGTACAAATAAAGGTTTGTAGAGCCTGCCGCAACCTCGCCGCTTATATGATATCGGCGATTTAGGTCGTTGTCGTGTAAAACACCGCCCCTAAACATGTATTGCGTTAGTGGCGCGTAAGGCAAAGTTACATAGTATTGACCAGCACCAAAGTTAGTCACGTTAGTAAATTGTATCTCCAAGTGAAAATGTACCATCTGACCAAATCTGACAAATTTAGCAACAAAAGGGTTACCTGTAAATGACGGGTCTGTGGTAACAGCCTTCCACTGTACCTCGGTACTAAAATCGCTAACTACACCGAAACCTGTCGTATTGCGCTCTAAATTACTTAGACGGTCCTCGTGTTGGTTTTGTGTAGCTATTACCTTTGTCTCGAATTCTAGCGGTGTTGGGTATCCAACAGTAGCACCCAGGTAAACGCCGTCTGACTGTATAGAAAAACCCACCTCGTAAACAACAGCCTGCGCTTGCACAGTGTCAGCTACGACTGTAATTTTGTCGCCTAAATTCCAATCTTGCCCATACAACATCGTGCCATTGTCTGACGGTGTAACCGCCATTGTCACTCGTGTCTTACCTTCGTCTACTAAAGCCTCTTTACCGGCTTGCTCAAGCTCTGAGACCAAGTCAGCGCCGCGCTCGTCTACAAACGCCTCTATACGCCTGCCCCACGTAGTCTCAGCCGTAACTGACTCTGTCGTGGTCGACTCGTCAAAAAGTCGCTCGTTAGCCGCTCCAGCGCCGCCCACGATAGCCCTAGTTAGCTTAGGTGCTACGTAAGCGTACTCAGATGACGATAATCTACCGTTATCTACGTCCAAACTAATCGTTGCGCTACGGTCAACAGGCTCATAAACGTCAAAAACTAGGCCAGTGTTTTCTTGGGTAATTTTATACCCTAGCCCACTTGACTGCGCCAGGTTGTACATTAGCTCTTGAAAATTTGTAAACCTTGCAGAGCCAACAACAGACTCACCCCTGGCCTCGTCGGTAGCGACAGACAACCCCGTTACAGCACGAACTGACGGACCAGAAACAAGGTTAGCGTCTATGTAAGCCTTCATGACAGTCTCAGCCGCACCAGTGCGATTATCGTAGTCTGTGTTTTGTGTGCTTACGTCAGCGTTAGATGGTTGCGGATAGGCTAAACGGTCTTGCAACACTAAAGTATCGTCAGCGCCTGTAATACGCCAGACGCCGCGTAAATCGTTCTGAGACTGTACTAACGTTGCCGAAACTGTCGGCCCTGAAAACAGAACTGTGCCACGAGCTGTAAGTATTATGCCGTAGCCAGGTGTCCTAAGTAAGTCGACCATACTTGACGTAGCCGGTAACTCTAGAGACCACGACCCTACGTTGTTAAATCGAATAATAAACTGTGCGCCTACTACGTCAGCACCTACGAGTTGGCCTACCTTGTTTAAATTTGGGTCGCGTACCTCTACAGTAACGTCGTCTATTCTCACCCGTGGACCACCTCAAAACGTAGGTTGTAACGACAAGTGACCCGAGTGTTAGCGTTAGTGTTTGTACCCTCGATAGTTATCGTTGTTTGTCCTGGTGGAAATGAAAAAAGTTTAGGTGCAGAATTGAGAATAGAATACAGGTTAGTGTTACCAGGTCCAGTTACCGTACCAGCCTCAGTATCAACCTCGACTAGGTCGCCCTCAGCAATAGTTGTATTAAAACTAAATTCGTCAGTGCCGTTAGATACGGCCAAGTCAGTAATAGGACCTGCGACCTCGTATATTGGGAATACAGCAACGTCTGACGTGTTGTCTACGTCGATAACACCAAGAGCCTGAGACGACGATATTTTAAGCTTGCTCAGCTCAGGTAGTAAACCTCTGCCTGTGTTACCGCTAGAAACACTAAATGACTCTGTAGTAGCAGACTCCCAAAAAGGTTGCGGTGCCTGGAAAGATAATACAAGTCTCGCAAATTCTTGACCACCTTGGTCGCGACCATACTGTAACTCTGCGCCGCCTGTGTAGTGCAACTCCAGCGTCAGGTCACCAGACGAACGTATAGCTGTTAGTGTCGTAGGTCCTAGTAAATCTTGTGTCAGTCTCGACAAACGACGTAATTTAGTCTCCACGTCAGTGGCTGACGTGCCTAAAACCGTTACCGGCAAATCAACGTTACGAACTGCCCTACGAGTGTTACGCCATACACCGCCAGCACGCGTCGACTCGTCGATACGTACAGAGGTTGGTGGTATGCCTAAGCCAAGCAAAGACGGGTTTAAAACGTAAGTCGTGTTGTCAAAGGTGATACTGTCGCCATTAGCACCTGTAATTTTGTAGTTGCTCAACTGAACACCCTAACCCTTCTCATCGCTAACAGTAATTCTTGCTCAGCGTCTAAAGACTTGTTAGGTGCCGCATAGTAATTTATAGGCTGTTGATTACTTTGACCTAGTCCTAGCATGTTCTCGAAACGGTCAAGTGGCATAACTACCTCAGGCCCAGCTTCCCCTATAAGCGCATTAGTAGGCGACGACACCATACCGCCCTGCGCTAGCGCGACACGTGGCAGACTTATCTCTGCAATACGTGAAATGTTGAAACCAAAACTGGTCATACCAGTAAGCGCTGTTAGCCAATCAGGTACGTCTATGCTAATCGTGTTGATAGCGTCAATAATCGAGTTGACGCCTCCGATAAAGAAATTTACAAATGCCTCAAAGCCGCCGATAAGACCATTTACCCAATCAATAAAAAATCTTCCAATAACCTCGAACACAGCCATAAAGAAACTGCCAAAACTGTCTACCTCTGTGCTTGTGCTAGTAAACACATCTTGCAAATAGTCGAGCGCACCTACCAAAATGTCGCCTATGAGGTTAGCAACAAACTCAATTATTGGCATTAAAAACTCAAGTAATGCCGTAAAGAGTGGTAGTAGTCGCACGACAAGGTCCAAGAAAATTACCGCTAAATCTAACAGCACTGGTAGTAATGGCATTAGCGCACGTAGTAACGCTGGCAACTGGTCGACCAATTTCATTATGACTGGCTCTAAGTTTGTCAAAGTCGCCGATAACAGAGGGCCTAGCTCGTTAGTGACTGGTATTAGCTCTGTGGTCAAGTTCGCAAACGCGTTTAACAGTGGTCCGCCAATTTTGGCTTGCACGTCATCAAAATTTGCACTTAAGATACGTTGCGCGTTAGCGAGACTGTCAGAGGTGTTAGTAAAGTCTCCAGCGGTCTTTGCTGTTTCTTGCATAAGCAAGCCATAACGCGCCTGTGTCTTTATATCCTCGGTCATTTGCTCGCCGACCTTGATTAGACCTTGCTCTAACGCAAACGCTTTTACCTCTGACTCTAAAAGGTTTATACCAAAACGCTTTAGTGGCTCAGCCTCACCTGAAAGACCAGACTGGAAAACTTGTAAAGCTTCGTTTACCTCTATATCGAAAACAGACGCAAAGTCAGCCGCACGAGTCGTAACGTCGTCGACGAACTTAGCTACATTGCCGCCCTCGCCTACAACACGGTCACCAAAGGCAGAAAACCTAACAGCGGCCTTGTTAAAATTAGCTTGACTAACACCTAATCTAGTTGCCGCGTCCTCACCGAGTTTTATTACAGACTCGGACGCTTCACCATACGCTACACTAACCGCGTTTAGTGACTCGTTTAAACTACTGGCTTGGTCAATAGCGCCCGAAAAAAATCGACTGATACCAATACCGGCAAGAGCTGTACTAGCTAAACCAGCAATGCCTTTTATAGCGCCACCAAACGAGCCTTTAAATCCTTTACCGGCTTTCATACCGGCCTTTTTACCTATACTGGCGGTGCCACCCATTTCTTTAGCAATGGCTGACTGGAAACCCTTAGCCACGGGTATAAGTGTTACGTAGGCGTATGCCTGTTCTGCCACTTTATGCCTCCATTTTTAGCTTTAGCCAAAATCTCACGAGCGTCATTACGGACCCTTCCACGACGTGACGCTGACGCGCCTTTAGGCCACGGTCTTGGGTACGGTTTAGGTTTTCTTTTACTGTTGACCTGTGCGTGTAAATCATAAATCGACGCTAATATAGGCCATTCGTAAGTAATTGGGTGGTGCCAACCAGCCACAGAGGTTTGTAGCCAGCTCGACGGGTCGCGTAATAATACAGCAACCATATAAACGACTTCAGACCAAGGTACTTTAGTGCCTAAGTCAGATAAGCCTAACCTAAAACGGTTTCTAAAATCATAAACAAACGCGGCTTTGTGGTCCTCGATAATCTCAAGGACCCTAACTATTCCCCCAGGTCTACGCCGCCTGTCCAAGCCTTCATATGCTTAGCAAACTCCGATAAGGGCATAGAGTCCAACACTGCTAAATCTTTTTCGCTTAGCAATTCTTCTAAAATAAACCACGTCTGGTCTTGCTCAGTCTCTTTACGGGCTTTACGAATAACACCAGTTGGTAAATCACCGAATGCCGGTAAATTAACTGTCTTACCTTCGTACTCTAGTTTGTATGTCATGCGACTATCCTAACTTTTGTGCCACGCGGCTGAGTGAGGGTAGTCAGGTGGATAACTACCCTCACAAAAGTGTACCCGTAACAGCGCCGCATGTAACTGTTACGGGCAATAATTTAACCGCCTAAGAACGAAAAGAACTTAGTGGCTACGTCAGAGCTGGCGTCAGCGTAAGCGGTAATTGTTACCTGATACCCGATAGCCTCACCCGACGCAATCGTGCGCTCACCAACAGACGTAATTTCGGCAGATGGTATGTAGATACGCTCGATATTGCTACCGTCGATTACGTCTACTACGAACGACTGACGCCCTCCAGTGGCGCGTGGGTTTAGTCCAAGCTCACCTGAGGTAATTGTTGAACCATAGTACAACTCGAGTACGTCGCCCTTTGTTTCAATAAAAGTCATTTCCAGCGAGTAGGTGCCTTCAGAGACAATCTCACGGACTAAGCTACCGTCTTGCCAAGAGCGTATCTGTGTAGTTGACTTGTCGATACCCTCAGTAATGCCGTCAGACGAAACATAGCCAAGGTCTGCAAATGCCGCGTCGAGAGCACTACCAGACGCTGTTGGTGCGGCTGTACCTGTCGGTGCAACGTATACCGCGCCAGTAACGCCGACTCTTACGTTATCTGAGTCTAATGCCATAATTTATATCCTTACTATTTGATTAGAGGTCTGTGCCTCTGTGGTCTACAGCGAATCGCATAAATCTACGCTGACCGCTGAGGTCTGTTACATCTTGTATAGACGACTCTGGGTTAGTGTCCACAATCGGCGCACCATTTGGCAAGTCGTCAAAAATAGCCATCACCATACGTGATAAAGACTCGGCGTTAGCGTATGACGTTTCGTAAACGTTTACGCCTATGCTGTCAGTCATAATAGTCTTAGAGCGACGTGTGCCGCCATCTCGTCGTAAAATACACTGCGAGTCTGTATCATCTGCCAAAATACCTACACGTGTGCCGCTAAAACCCTGTGCTGTCAGCTCTGTCTTGATTCGACTTACTAAGTGGCTCATAATGTCACTAAAAATAACCGCGTCGCTCATTAGCTGTTAGCCTTTCTTGCTTTTGGCTTTCGTGTCTTTGTTCGTACACCGCGTTGACCACGAGACAAATCTAGTGCTCGTGATAATTGCCCTGTGCTGGCTTCGTCGAAATCAGAGCCAAATAGTACTTTAGCTCTAGCTCGTCGACCATTACGTAAAACTTGCAACTCACTACCTGGCACAGCGGCCTGTACTCGCCGCATGCGTAACCTAAGTTCTGCCGCTATTTCTCGACTACGTAACAGTTGACCCATACCCTTAAAATTCAGGTTTACCCTGTCGTTTTGAGTACCTGGTATGAGCGAGCCTCTAGCCACGGTCTATCTCGCGCTGTAAGTTGACAACAGTGCCTGGTGTCCAACCACCTAGACCGTCTCGCCAGTCGAACGCTTCACCGTCAATTTCGTAGGTTTTACCACGGATAATAAATTTATCGTCGTCCTGTACGTCTGTTGCTGGTGGCAAGTAAATAGTGAGACCGTCTGTAACAGTAATCTGGTCAGCGTCGAAATTTGTACCTGAAACACGAGCTGATACTAAAGCCGAAACAGTAGTAGTAGTCGTTATATATACAGGCTGTCCGTAGCTATCTGTAGAGGTCGAACTTCGTCGGACTTGGGAGATATCCTCCATAGTTTGTATTTCCCATCGTTGAAAAAGACCTAAATGACAGGTCCCTGTAGTGATTAGCTAACTCAATATCAGACGGTGACATAAGCACCTGAGCGCCTACGGCCCAAGTCGCGTAGGACTGAGAGAACGGGCCTACGCTTTGCTGTTGTATACCAGCGGCGGCGTCTGAGGGTATTTGCAAAGTACGTACAACCATGCCAGCCACAACAGCTACTACGTCGTCAGGGATAGTTGCAGAGCCGTGGTCGTAATCAACTTTTACAGGTGTGATAGAGCCAAGCTCGTAAAGTGACTGGAAACCATCATATGTAAAATCGATAGTGTTGCCATCTAGGTCAGTGACACTATTGACTGTTATTACTGGCCTTTGCACAAGTCGTACAATACCGTCACGTGGAAATAAGCGCACAACTGAGTTACCCACCTCAAATTGTTGTACAGCGCGTTGTACAAATATAGCTGAGGCGTCTGATAGCCAAGCGGTTGCCTTAGTCGTCTCAGTGCTAGTTAACGACCTACCGAGCCTAGCCTCAATGTCCGCAATAGTAGCGAGTGCCATTTAATATGCCTTCCAACGTCAAAAATCTTTAGCGGCTTATATATGAGAGGGCGACTCGTAAGCCGCCCTCCCATTTTGTCTGTTATTAGGCAGACATGTACTTGTAAACAGCGTCAGACTTGAGAACCTTGGCACCGTATACGTTTAGTCCACGGACGATGTCCGAGAACTTCGTTGGGTTACGCAAAGACTCCAGTGACTGAATTTGGTTTACAAAACCAACCATGTTCTCGTGGTATGCAATCGCACCAGCGCCAGAGGCGAATAGTGGCGACTCCAAAACCTGGAAACCATAGATTCGACCAATTACACCGTTACGTAGCTCAGTGTCATTACCGGCCACAGACACGTCGTCAAGGCCCTGAATGAGCAAGTCAGCGTAGTTAGGCGAAACGACCAAAAAACGTCCGTTAGCAGGCACCTTAGCGGTGCTCATAGCGGTCCGCATGTCGAGTACACCAGTCAAAGCCTTAGCCGCACTGTCAACTACTACAGACCCTGAGTTGCTGTCGGTAGCACCGGCAAGCATTTGGTCGAGTAGGTAGTCTTCAGCGTCCTCTGCAAGCGCACGACCGGCAGAATCAACCCAAGGGCCAAACTCTGAGGACGCCTGTACAGCGTCAACGTCGTCAATGTTTACAGAAAATGCTTTCTCCTGGTCAATGTCAAGCAACACCTCGGTGTCGTTGAGCGCCTCAGCGGTGATACTACGACCTGCCGCCTTGTAGTCAACAATTGTGGGTGTAGTGGCGTTGATAATGTGTACCTGGTTACCACGAGTAACAGTGCCAGTAAACTGGGTGTTAAGCGTTGGGATAACCACCTGGTTGGCAATGAACGACTGGGTAACACCAGCGGCCCATACCTCAGGAATAAAGTTGTCAATAGCCATTATTAGCTATCCTTTCTTGTTAGTTTTTCCCCATTAAAATATCCAGTCGACCATCGTTACGTGCCTTCAAGATATCTTTTGGGGACATATTATTTAGCTCGTCTCTCGAACGTATCTGTGACAAGCTTTGTTGTGAACCTCTGGCACCTTGACCTAAATCCGGTTTCGGTGCGTCTGTCTTTGTACTGTGCTCATCTACCCACGTCTGTATGGCTTCAGAGTCAACGTTACCCTCATCGTCAATAAATGAGGTTTTGTTAAATTCGAGCAAGGCGTTACCTTCCAAAACTCGCCCCGTCAGATTTGACTTAAGCTCAGCGTCTACTAATTTTTCGGCAAATTCCATACGAACCGCTAACCGAGTCTCGTCTTTAGTCGACTCAATTAGTCGCTCCGTTTCGGATAGTTGACTTTTCTTCAGTTCTTCTAGCTCTTTAGCGGCTTGCGCGTTAGCTTTAGCCTGTTGCTCGTTTTTACGACTTAGTGACTTCCACTTTTCTACCTCAGACTTAAGGTCTTCCGTTGCGGACTCGTCCTTTTCTACAGTCTCAGTTTCTTGTGTGTCTTCAGTCTCTACTTCGTCAGTATTGTCAGACATAGGTGTTACCTCCACGTTTCGTTTTCGGTTTGCTCGTTGCGAGCTATCCCAGCACAGCGCTAGGAAATCTAGTTAAACGACCCAGGTGTAGCAGGTCCAGTAAGGTCTTCGAAATTAGGTACCTCACCCGATAACTCAGCGTCAGGGAATAGCTGGCCAATCGCGTAAAGCACTGCATACTTATTTTTTTCTTCGAGTACTATGCTCGGACCTGGCCCAAATACGTTTTTTTCGGAACCGTCAAGATAGTTAAGCAATTCTAAAACTTGCAACGGTGCACCTAATAGGCCATATTTGCTACTCCAAGTTATGAGCCCATTTTTTATACGTGCCTCAAAGTCCAATTAGTACCCCTAAAATAAATCGTCTAAAGTCGTCGTCTACGGTTTGACCTAACGTTGAGTCTCCAAAATAGTTATTGCCGCCTAGTAACGCTTCGATACCAGTTGTGAAAACCTCGTAGCCGTCAGTGTCTTTTAGTCCATACGACCTACCTGTATAGGCGTCTGTCCACTTGTCACGGTTGCCGAATTCCGTGCGACTCTGTGGGTCGACAATGCCAGTAATTTTATAGTTGTCGCTTGCCGCCCGTCTTTGCCAATAGGCAGACTCCATACGTTTTAGACCAGGCACTGACTGTTCCATAGCGTGCCCTACCTCGTGCACAGCAACGGGGAAGAATTCTTCGACACTATCTAGCCTATTTTTACCAACACTCAAGCTAATCCTGGCAGACCCGTCTCGGAAATCTCTAAACTCACCGCGCGATATAATATTAGTCTTAATACCGCCTGGGAATCGTGACTTAGCGGCCTCTGCCCAGTCCTTAGGATATTTGCTAAACGCATTTTCTACTATTTTTACAACTTCGTCAGGACCTGTAAGAACCGGAGTAGTTGTACTAGTGCCTCTAATTTCGTCGATTAGCTTAGTTGCCTCTTCGACCATAATCGTATCGAATGCTTTAGACCCTGGCGCTATCACCTCGTCTAATTGTCTTCGTAAATTAGATGATTCTAGTTTTAACTCGGTAATATCGAACTGTATTCTATCTAGTAAAGGTTTTTGTTTGTCTAAACGTTTAGCTAATGCCGCTTTGTTTTCTGGACTAGCTTTGAATTTGTCTACAGCGTCGAGTATTTTAGAGCGCTCGTTTTTACCTAGTATTTTTTCAGCGCTTTTTTCAAAGTCAGCTAAAATCTCTGCTTGTATTTTACTTTTTACAGCGGTTTTTTCGGCGTTTTTCTTGTTTATCAGTTCATCTAGAGCCGCTAGTCGAGCATTTACAGCTTTTACGTCTATATCCGGCTTGTTTACCTTATCTAAACGACTTTTTATACGTATAGACAGCTCGTCGTCTACATCTTTACCAAGCGCTAAAACGTCGTCTAGGTATTTATTTGCAACAGGGTCAGTTGCTCCAAAACTTACGTTTTTTCTATTTGTTTTAATCGTAAAATCTTCCCCAGACCGGCTAGCCTTTAAAGCACGTGCAAATTGAGCGTTGTTTATGTCCTCGACCATCTGAGTACCGTCAATGCGGTAAGCCTTTTTACGTATTTCTCTAATACGGTCAGTCACAGGTGGTAATGGTTTCGGTTTTGGCATTTTCTTACCAACCAGGTCTAAATCGTTAGGACCCGTAAACTTTTGACCCTTGACCGTGAGCATAGGACCCATTTCACCATGGTCGTGTATCGTAATCTTGCGATAATCAGGGTTACGACCACCTACGTCTATACCAAAACGTTGGCCAACAGCCTCGTGCGACTTATCTAGTAACTGTTGGTCAATAACCTGCCCTGGGTCACTATCGCCATAAATGGGCATTTCGCCACAATCACAAGCTGGGTGTATAGGCAACAAATCGCCCTTATTGTAACGTTGCGTTGACGCCACATAACATAAAGCACAGTTCTCGTTACCGCTAAGAGTGCGTAAAAACCCTACAATGTTGTCATTGGCTCTACGAGCGAACAAAGACGCCTGCCGTCGACTTAGCTGTATCTCAGTTCGAGCAAAAGAGTCAGCCGTTCTAGAGCCTAAGCTGAGCGCGTCGGTAAAACTGTCACCTTTAGCAAGAGCCATACGCATTTGTACAAAAGGTCTACTATAAACCTCTTTAACATTGACACCGTTACGTAAAGCCGACGTCGACAAATCTAAATCATCTAACGAGGGTCTAGTAAAACTCTTATTGCTTAGCTGTGCAAATTTCTCGTGATACGCGATAGCACTAGTAGACGCGTTTCTTTTTATGCCAGACAACGGTGGGGATATTTGCTCAATGTATAAAAAAATATCTTCATCTCGCCATTGCCCTAGGTTGCGAAAACTACTACTAGCTATCTCCCCAGCGTCTTGTACATAACTAGCGCTTAGCTGTTGATAACCAGCGGTTATATCCTCAAGCTGTGTCACCAGTGTTACCCTGCAAAGACTGAGCTAAAATAGCGTCCCCAGCTCTCTCAACTTCCATCTCTGCTATTTCTGCTGGCGAAAACTGACCAATAAGTTGCATACGAGAGTTAAAGGGTATGTCTTGGAACTTAGAATTAGCGTCAGCACGCTCAGCTAGAGAGTAACGCTCCGCTGGCTTCCATAAAGGCTCTAGGTCTAGTAAGGTTGCCCTAACATCGTCGCCTATGTACTTGAAAATCAGCGACATTACCTTAGACCAACCAGGCGTAACACGTGCTATGCGGTCCTCAGTTTTGAAAACTAGGCCCTCACGGGCAAGCGCGGCACCTTCAGCGCTACCATTAGCGCCCTCAGGTGTCAGATAGTGCATAGGCGTCCTAGTAACTGCCGCAAAGTCTTGAATATCTGCGCGAACCGCTGACAAAATACCGTTTATGTCAGCTTGACCAAGCTCATCTACCTCTGCGCCCTCTGGAACAACCCACAACGAACCGGCAGACGACTCAAAAATGCCGCTGTAGTCAATTTCGTTACCGTCAGCGTCGTGTGTTGGGAAATCGCCCTTTAAAACTCGTTGTCTAAACGCCTGAGTAGTCGCAATCACCATACGCTGTAAAATCATATGGTTAATTCTGTCAATAATGTCCGTATAAGGCTCATACTCGCCTTTTTGGTCTGCGTTTGTAAACTTAACTACTGGTACCTCGCCTAAAGGATTAGGTAAAACACCGTCCTCTAGCAAATCCCAGTTATCACTATCGTAAATGTTCTGGTCGTGAGGCTTACAAAAAATCTCAACACTGTCAGCGTAGTAGAAATAGGCGTAATGCTTGCCGTACTCCGAGAAAACCTTAACAGCCTCTACGCACACACGCGGGTCTGTAGGGCTTGTAGCGGCGTAAACCTGCCTAGGGTCCTCAACAGTCACTATAGGGTATTCTGAGCCGTCAGGATAGCCCACAATGGCGTACGCGCACCCAAATTTGAGTAGACTAGTGTGCAAATCGGCAGAGCCAACGTCTAAATTGTTAGCCTTCCATAAACGGCGCGCCTCTAGGTCTCCATTTTCGTCGTCATCGGCACCAGTGCGAAATCCACCAATCATCATGCGCTCACGAACTGCGGCGACGGATAGTTGTGCCATATTTAGGCGAGCTTTACGTTGAAAACGTCGGTAAGCACGTGACTGACCCTCTGCGCCCTCAGGTAGTGGCGCGTCGCCATCATAATAACGCTCTAGAATATTGTATTTACCCTGTAACTTAGCTAATTGCTTTAGTAAAGCTTGCTGGGCCTTGCTCATTTGCGTAGCCATAAAAACCCCTAACGAATGCGGCGCGGTACGAATGTTTGTTTAGTGGCTTCACCTTTGGATAGCGCCTGTAGCCTCGCCTGGTAAGCCAATATAGCGGCAATCGCCGCGTCAATTTTGTTTTTACTATCTGGGTTTTCTTTAGCAATAGAAACACCAGAGCGACCCACGCGACGCCTAGCGTTAAGTATGTGCCTAGTTAACGCTAAATCGCCAGAGTGGATTAATTCTTTATCTAATACAGCGTTAGCAAATTGCTCTACAGCTCGTACAACAAGATACGACCTGTTGCCTGTTAACCACCACTCGATTGGGTGGGCTTGTGAAGACTTAACCTTAAGGCCCGAGCCAAAATCAGACTCCCACTGGGCACAGTAAGACTCCCACTTAGCTGGGTCTGCGAACATACCGACAACTTTGTACATTTCGAACGCTTTACGCACCTCGTAATCTACGTCAGCTACAGGTACAGACCAGTCCTCGCCTGCCGGTCCGTCAGGTTGCTCCCATACCTTTATTTCGAAAATATAACCATCTGACACTCGACAACCGATTAACGCTGTTGCGTCAGTTACACCCTTAGACCGTTTGCGCGAGCCGTCGAAACCTAATGTAATCTGCTCGCCTCTTATGACATCTTGTGGTTTTAAACAAGCATTCCACTCAGGTGCCGAAATATAAGCGTCTTTACTAGACGTAGGCTGGTTAAAGTAATAACGTCGAGAGTCCTGTGGGTCGTTACGTGGGTCGTAAATCTCTGACACTATACGGTCAATGTCCATAGAGGCGGCGAACGGACCGTAAGCCTCTTTGAGGCCCTCGATAACTTGTGACTCGTCCGTTAAATCTATGTCAGCGTCTGCCTCACGATGGTCAAATAGTAACCTTTGTCGTTTAGTCTTACCTTCACGTATAGCTTTAGCCAACTCGTGCGTCTCTTCAGCTACTGACTTTTCGCCTGGTAGATACATAGTCGACGTTTCTAACGACCAAGGCTCAGCTATCTTACGTTTAGCTAAATTACGTCTAACAGTCTGATACATACGCTTAAGCTCCGGTCGATTATATAAATGCGTCTCGTCGAAAACAACGTAGGTCTCACGACCACCGTCTTTAGAGCTGTTACTAGCTGTTGACGGTATTATTTCGCCGCCGCCAGGTAAAAAAATACGTGTAAGACCTGCCGTCTCTCGTGGTAAACCCTCAGATAGCGGCCCGTCGGTCAAATTGTAATACACGTTGTCATATGTGTTACCGGCTTGGCCTTCTTCAGTTGCTAAACATCTAATGACTGGCGCGGTCACCGGCAGACCGACAGGCTCACCCTTAGAGTATTGATATTTAGACCCATTACGCTCGTAAACGTCAGTGCCGTCAGATATGTGCGAAAACCTAGACGGACCCATAGCCTCGAAAAGTACAATAAAACCAGCCAGCTCTGACTTTGCTCTACCTTTCGCACGAGACAAAAATGCGCTGTCATATAAACGACGACCTTGTTGGTCTAACGCGTAACAGTCAACAATAAACGCTGTCCATTCGTCGTCTAGCGCAACAGTTTGGCCTTGAACATCTCCAGGACCGTGTACACAAAAGGTTTCTATCCACCAAACTGCGACCCAGCCTAAACTAAGCGCTCTGTCGTGCGCGTCAGACCGTATTTGTTCACGCATTTAGTAAACGCTCACGCCTGTCGTCTATCTGGTTTACAACAGCCAGCTCTACAGACTCAACGTCAACGTCGACATACCGTATACGTAAATCCCTGCGAGAGTCTACGGTTGTGCCTAATGACTTTTCTCGCATACGCAACTCAGCCATAGCACTAATGACACCATAAGACGCTTGCGCGTGTACCATAGCGGTGTCAATCGCATAAGCCCAGTCCGATTCTTGCCACAGAACACAGTGCGGCATTACGCACAGAGCACGCCACCATTTACGTGTCGCCTCTGGTATTGGCACCTCTGTCACCTCGCCAGACTTTTCTATAACCTGTCTAGTCTCAGGTAGGTCAGGCGACCAACCTGTGTACGGTGTGTTTACTATCTCCGTCCAGTCAACAGTTGGTTTATGCCTCGTTACTGTTGGCCTGTCAGACGGTTTACGTCCTGCCATTCCCATATTGTCCTCGTTTCGAGTCATTTACCGCGCGTTTCGCTACGGCAACATATCATATAAGTATAAAGCTACTACTGTGGTCAAAAGTCCCTGAATTTGCACGCACCGCGAACTACA